AAAAGTAAAAGATCAAGATGTTTGGTTTAAAATAATAGAAACCGATAATATACCAAATACTTCTATAAATGAAATAGAAGCATTTGGCTCTGCTAATTTAATATCAGTTGATTCTGGTATTTATTATACAAATGGTATGTTCGTAAGAAATAATAGACAACATATCTGTCCTTTTTATAATTCACTAAAAAATCAAACAGAAATAACATTAGTAAATAACATTTTATATACGGGTGCTCCTGCGGATGTTAGACTGTTTACATTTTCTTCTTCTAGAATAGGTTTTTATATTGATAAATCTATCATTGATATATCAGAAGATCCTTCTTTAGCAGATCCTGCATCGGGGTTTTATAATCAAAATGCGCCGGGTGCAGACAGATATAAAATTAATTTAATATTATCTGCTTTGCCCTATGAGGACACATCAGTTGAAGTAGATAATTTTGCAACAAAAGATTTTATTCAATTAGTAAAAATTACAAGAGGAAATGTAGATTGGATAAGAAAACTTACTAATTATTCAGAAATTTTAGATCTTATAGCAAGAAGAACATATGACGAATCAGGATCTTATACAGTAAGACCTTTTACATCAGAGGTAAAAAATCATTTAAGAAGAGATGTTTTTGAATTGCTGGTTCAAAACAGTCCAGAAGATGAAAATGAAGATAGTTTTTTGGAAATAGGAGGATATGTATGGGCAACAACCGATGTTAACGGAAATCCTGTTTCTACTCCAACAGATTTTCCTTTTGATATTTCTGATTTTTCTCTGTTTAATTATTCTGTAGGAGTCATAATTGATGTTGTTCCTTATAAAGAAGGAGACGTAAATTTATCAGATACTGCAGAATCTTTTACTAAAAAAATAAAAGTACAACCCGTAAATAAAATTAGATTTTTATTTGACACACAATCTTTTCAGACTTTTAATTATAAAAAATCACCAATAGGATCTATAACAAATATCAATATTAAGTATTTAAAATTCATAACAGATTCTGATGGTGTTTATTCTGTTTATGATACTCCAAACGGAGATATAAATAAAGCAGTTGTATCAGTACAACCAGGAAAAGCATATGTTTATGGATATGAATATGATTTTTATGGAAATAAAAATATAGAATATCTTAAAGGCAGAAATCAAGATACAAATCTGAAAACACAAATAACAAATCTAAACAGTTCCTCTTTTCTTGGTAACTATGTTATAGGAAATTTTGAATCAATTGATACTAATATTATAAATACCAATATAGATTGGGAAAAATTACCAAGATTTGAATTACAAAGTGATGAAACATTTACTCTTATTATGGAAAGGGGTGAATTGATTCAAGCAGAAGGACTTGTGAATTCATGGAGTCCCTTTCCAACAGGGCAAGAACAAACAGATTATGAAAGTGTTCTTTTAATTTCAGATACAACCACACCATAATAAAGAGATTTTAGATGGCAACTATACAGTTCAACTCAAACAAATTTAACACACTAACTGCACCATACGGTTCTAATGGAAGACCATATCCTTTTAACAATATAGGAGGAGTGTCTTCTAATACTGTTTATAATTTTAAAATAATTAGTGATAAAATTAATAATATATCTAAAGTTGGATTTAATCCAAAATCCTCTTCTATCAACTTAAACTCTCTAACACAAAATCCTTTTAGAAATTTTAATCAAGGATATGATGATAATATAGATAAAGCACAAGGTAATGGAGTAGGATTTATAGATGATTACGATTCAGATTCAAAATACAAAGTATATCAAATAAATCAAGACGATGGTAGTATTCAAGCATATGCTAATTCTGTCCGATGGGTTCCCAATAAAGATAAAGAAGAATTATATTGTGAAAATATAGGAAATGATAGATTTTTAAATTATGCAGATGGGGGAGGTGTTTTTGTTCAAAAATACGGAGACGAAGATAACGATATAATTTCATGGGGGCATAGTATAAACGATATTATTGAATTGAGCGAAGACAAAGTTTATCAAATAAATATAGGAGCAGAATCTACTGAAAGCACACTGTTTGATTGTTTTTCAAACAATACCTTTTATTATTCTAATTATGGTGATATACCAGAAACAGGAAACCTAACTCCTATCATTATTAAAAAATTAACAACTACTAATAATGGTTCAAATTCAACTGAACCATGTGATAACAATGATCTTCAAATAGAAACATTAATAACGAATGCTATCATTTTTATGAAAGCAGGAGGATCATCTGGAAATATATTAGGAATTCATATATTAGGAGAAAACGAAACTTTATCAGAACCTTTTGATAGTTCTTTTACATATTTAATAGAATCTGTTGAAACTACTGGGGATGGTTCTCCTTGTTTTAGTTATGTAGTAACAAATTGGGCTTCTTTAGAGAATATGAAAACCGTATCTTTCCGGGAAAATGGATTTGTAGGAACACAATATGATTTAGCCCCTGCAGGCGGATCTACAGGATTACCTAATAAATTATTTCAATGGAAAGTATCAGATATTTTTAATATTTCGACTCCACAAAGTGCAACATTAACACAAACAGATGCAGATTTGTTTGCTTGGATTCCTTCTTTGTCTTTACTTTATATAAGGGAGTGTGATCCTGCAAATCCTTTCACAAAATTAAATGGTGGAATATCTCAATATTCAAATACAAATGCTATTTTTGGTAATAAAGGAATAAATCAAAACAAATCACAATTTACAGTATTGAATAATGTTAGATTTGTTAATCTATCTCCTCATATTAATCAAGAAGATGTAGTTTCTGAGCAAGATGCGTATAAAGTTTATGATTCAAACAAGCAGTTTTTATCCACTTGGATGGGTGGTGGTGAATCAATAAGACAAACCATATCAAGAGAAAATCCATACAACCAGTCTAATAATTATATTCCTGGTCAAAAAGTAATTCAGGTTCATTCTACTACTACAGATAATAACCAGATAGAAGATTACCAATATGCTTTCGGCACTGTTTTATCATGGGATTATCCCGATCCTGCTGATCCTACAGATTATTCTCCAATGAAATTGGTTGTTAGAAGGGATAAACAAGGACCAAGAAGACCAGATTCTATATTTGGAATAGAAGATTATTCTGATTTGAAAAATTTTGCTGTAGGCACTACTGCATCAGGACAATCTATTGAATTTGATTCAAAAATTATACCATATAATTTTTCTATATTAAATGATTTGGATTCTTCTTTTTCTTCTTGGCCTTATTTGTTTAATGATTCGACCACAACTTATTTTACATCCAATAAAGATGGGATCTTGGATAATGAAGGAAATGTATCATATACAGAAAAAAGTGATATACCTATTCCCTCTACGATAGGATATACAAGAATTAGAGCAATTTCATTAAATCCAAACAATGATGCAACAGAAACCTATCCATTATATAAGTATCATATTTTTGATACTTCTCTGATAGGTCCAGATTCTTATTTTGGTTATCTTACTGATATATCATACAGATTTGATCAAGAATTAATAAAAATTATCAAAATAGCCAACGTAACAGGCAGAGAATTATACAATGAAAACATAGAGGGCGGAACAATTCAAAGCAGAAGAACTGTTGTGTTTGAGCCCGACAAAGACAAGATGATCTTAGATATAAAAACACCTGTAGAAAATAATGCTGTTGAAAATGTTATTTCTTCTGATCAATTTATAACATTTGAATTACAAAAAATATATTCTGTTGATTTTAATTTAGGATCAGATACATTAGAAATTAGTATAGAAAGTGGTTCATCTCCGATAGAAGAATCTAGTACATTTTTATTATCACAACCCGAAATAGATTGGTTTGTTATTAACAGAGTAACAGGAGAAAGTTTCAATTTATATCCTGATAATAAAACAGACTTACAAGAAAACGAATTGGTATATTCTACACCAAACGATTCTGGATATAATGCATCAAAATTAAAATTAAAAAGAACTTTAGGTAATAATAATCAAAAAATATTAGTAATTGCTAAAGTAAATACTACGGCAAATATTAATAATATAAAAAATAAAAACTTAACATATCAAACAGAAAACTTAACATCTCCATTAAGCAAAAAAGTTTCCGAAAAATATCCAAACAGATATGCTATTAAACTAATGAATAATACTAGTAAAAAAGGATTTTTAAATAAATTATTATCGGTTTATATTGTTACAGATTCAGGAACAATAAAAACAGGCACAACAAATATATTAAATTATTTCGATATTGAATATGGTGTGAATGATCAAAAAATATCACATCCTTATTTAATTTTAAAAAATGGTTATGCAAATCCAAATGGTCTTCTTAAGTCTGAATATTTTAGTTCCGTTGAAGGAGAAGAAATAGATCCATCAACTATTAATTTACAAATAAAATATTCATTGTTTGAAATACCATCTTCTGATTTTTCTCCTGGTATATTTGTACGAGAATCACACAAATCAAAATCAAATAATTTATCTTTGATAGATATTCCCTTTTACGATAGTCCCAATACAGGAAATAAAACTCATTATTCTGCTATAATTGATTTTAGACCAAGTGATTTAGAGAATTCATCGGAAAATAATTTTGGCAATACAAAATTTGTACCACATCCTAGTTGGTCAGATTCTATAGAAACTACATTTTATCTTCCCAGAAAAGATAGATTAATATTAACAGATAAAGGTAAACTTGAAATAATTTATGGAATTCCTGATATTAATCCTACTTTCCCACAAGAACCAACAAATTCAATGTCTTTATCTTTATTTGTCAAACCTCCTTATGTTTTTGACAATAAAAATATTAAAATAATAGAATTAGAAAATAAAAGATATACAATGAAAGATATAGGGAAGATTGATAAAAGAGTCAAAAAATTAGAATACTATACCGCTCTTACTTTATTAGAAACTAAAGCGGAAAATTTGTTAATATTAGATGAAAATGGTAATAATAGATTTAAGAGTGGTATATTGGTGGATTCTTTTAGTGGTCATGGTATAGGTGACGTTTTACATCCTGACTATAATGTATCAGTAGATCAGAATAATAATTATTTAAGAGCACCATTCATAATACACAATTCTAAATTAGAATATGATAGTTCTTCAAATATTAATAATGTCTTTGTTGAATCTAAAATTGAAGGATCAGAAGAAATAGGAACAGGAATATACACGTTTCCATATACAAGTATTCCTTTTGCCATACAACCTTTAGCGTCAAGATCAATATCTGTTATGCCACATGAAGTTGTAGATTGGTCTGGTAATATAACAATGATACCATCCTCTGATATATGGGTAGATGAAACAAGAAATCCAGATGTCTTGATAAACATAGCAGGTAATAATGACGCATGGCAAGCACTTGCAAATGCCATTACAGAATCTGGATCTGGTGTTTTTGGTGCTCACTGGGGAGCCTGGCAAACTATAGGAAGCACAACCAATACAGAAACTTCTACTTCTGAAGTGCTTATAAATGGAGGATCACAAACACAAACAGTTACTTCAGAAATAACAACAACAAATTCAACTCAAGAAAGAGAAGAATTGTTTTCAGAATTGATTGCAACAGAAAATCAAAATGCACTAGGAGATAGAATAACTGATGTTTCTATTATTCCTTTTATAAGACAACAAACAGTAAACATAGTATCACAAGGACTAAAACCAAATACAAGAATGTATGTATTTTTTAATGATATTGATGTTTCTGAACATTGTTTTGCATATGCAAATGAACAAAATATGTTGAATGGAACAAATCCCACATCGTTTGCTTCGGGTTCCTTTGAGAACTTAGCAACAAATAATCAAGGAGAGATGTTCATTAGATTTAACATTCCGGGTGGCACTTTTAGAACAGGAGAAAAAGTGTTTACTGTGATTGATGATTCTTCAAACGATCAAGGAAGAGCGTCATCATATAGTTCTGGTGTGTTTTATTCAAATGGTTTGGGTATAACAAGAGAACAAACAATATTAACAACCAGAGACTTTGAAATAAATACAACTTCTATTGGAACAGAAACCAGAACAATAACAGAGACATCTTCTCAAATAATAGACCAGTCTGTACAACCAGTAAACAACCAAACACAATGTCCTCCTGGACAAGTCTTAAGAACAAGATGGGAAAATAATCAAACCGTGTGGTTCTGTGCTAATAATCCAGATCCATTGGCTCAAACATTCTTTGTAAACGAAGATCTTCACCCTGAAGGTATTTACATAGACAGTGTTGATTTATTTTTTGCAAGAAAGCCACAAAACAATGACAACTTGAATGTATCTATTGAATTAAGACCTGTAAATAACGGATACCCTGATTCTTCTGTAGTATATCCAGGATCGGTTAGTAGAAAACTAGCATCAGAAGTTAATGTATCTTTTGATCCAAACGCAAGTATAGATGAAACAAAGACAACCTTTAAATTTGATTATCCCATTTATTTGGAACCAGGTGAACATGCTTTGGTTATAAGAGCGCAGAGTGAAGATTTTGAAGTTTATATTGCTGAATTGGGCGAAAACATATTAAATACAGATACACAAATAACAAATCAACCTTATTCTGGCATATTCTTTACTTCAGCAAATGCAAGTACATGGAGTCCCGAACAAAATATAGACTTGATGATGGTCATCAAAAAATGTGAATTCCCTGTAAATCAATTTTATGAATTACCATTGAAAAATATTTCAGTAAATGATCAGAGAAAATTTGAAACAATGTTTATTCAAAGTAATTTTATAGACTTTCCCTCTTGTAGAGTGAATTGGAATACAAGAATTAAACCAATAACAAATACTGCATCAGAAACAATAAATCTTACACCAAACAGTAATGTTTATTTTACAAATCAATATTATTATGGAAAAGAATCCAATCAAAATGAAATTTTTGCATATTTAAATATTTCTGCTTCTACTTTAAATAAAGATGTAAGCCCTGTTATAGATGTTCAAAGATTAGGATTTTTGGCTATAAACAACAGAATAGAATCTAATAATACTTCAACAAATGGAGAATTAGAACCATATGCTAATTATGAATCAGAGATACCAAGAGCAAGGTATATTTCTAGAATAGTTACATTAGAAGATGGATTCGAATCAAATAATTGTAAAGTTGTGTTGAGTTTACACAAACCAGAAAATACAAATATAGACGTATTTGCTAAACTTCAAAGTGCCTATAATACATCTGACTTTCATTCAAATAATTATATTAAATTAAATCCTGAAAATTCTTCTGCTTTTGATTCTTATAGTAGTATAAATACTAACGAGTACAGAGAATTCACTTTCAATCTACCAGAAGAAACAAATGAACCTTTTAATAGATTTTGCATAAAAATTTGTATGTATAGTTCAAACCCCGCTTATGTACCAAAAATTAAAGATATGAGAGCAATAACCGTAATATGAAGGCAAAGGTAGAAAATAGAAAAGATATTGTACGAGATTTAAACAATAAAGCTTTATTATACAATAATAAAGAAAAACTTTTAGAATATAAAAATAAAATTTTAGAGCAAAAACAACATAAAAAATTGTCCAATGAAGTTGGTATGATTAAAAACGAAATAAAAGAATTAAAAAATGTTTTATTATTATTAAAGGAGACTATAGAAAATGAAAAAAGTGAAAATGATTGAGTTATATAATTCGGTTGGTACATTGAATAAAGTTTTAGAAGAAAAAATGCCTCTAAAAACAACCACAAAAATACATTCTCTAATAAAAGAAATCAACAACCATCTTAAAAATTCAGAATCAACAAGAACAGAATTGTTACAAAAACACGGAAGAAAGAACAAAAACGGGGAATATAACGTCCCTGATTCTAAAAAAGAAAAGTTTATGGAAGAATTAAATTCAACTTTATTTGAAAAAGAAGTTGAATTGTACTCACCATTATTAAAAATTGAAGATTTTGATGAAAAATTTCTAATTTCTGCTTCAGATTTTTCAATGATATCATATCTAGTGGAAGAATAATTTTTAAAAAATCTTTGATACTAAATAATATAAAAGGTATCAAAGGGAAAAAATATGGCAACACCCATTACGAGAGAAGAACTTAAGCAATACTGTCTCCGTAGATTAGGCTATCCTGTAATTGAAATTAATGTTGATGATGCACAGATAGAAGACAGAATAGATGATTCTTTGCAATTTTTTGCAGAATATCACTTTGATGGTGTTGAAAAAACATATTTGCCATATCAAATATCGGCTAAAGATGTCGAACGCGAATATATTGATCTAAAAGAAGCAACAGAAGCCGACGATACAGTAACCCCTGAAATAAAAGCCGCACCTCCACTTGATCCTGATGGAAGAAGTATCATAAGTGTGGTGAGGCTTTTTCAATTGTTTGATACTCTTGGTGGAACAGGAATGTTTGATGCGAGGTATCAAATTGCATTAAATGACCTTTATGGTCTTAGAACTAACACATATAGCAATTCTCTTCAAATTTATAATTACACACGAAGTCACATGCAGATGCTTCAAGACCTATTAACTCCAGAGAAATCTATAAGATTTAGCAGAGTTACAAATAGAATCTATATTGATGCTGATTGGAAAACACACGCAATTCCTGGTCAATTTTTTATGTTTGAGGCTTACAGGATATTAGACCCAGAGTTGTATGGAGAAATATATAATGATCGTATTCTTAAACAATATGTTACGGCAAAAATAAAAGAACAATGGGGAAGAAATTTATCAAAATTTGATGGTGTTTCTTTACCGGGTGGTGTTTCTTTAAACGGTCTTAGAATTTTAAATGAAGCACAAGACGAAATTCGTAAACTGGAAGACGAAATACAACTTAAATACGAAGAGCCTCCAATTTTCTACATAGGGGGTTAATTTGGCTATAAACCCATATTTCAATAACTATAACTATGCCCCAACACAAGATCTTATAGAAGAAATTGTATTGGAATCTATTAAACAATACGGGATAGATGTTTACTATATTCCCAAAAAATTTAATAAATTAGATAATATTTTTGGTGAAGATATACTGCAAGAGTATAAAAATATATTTAATATAGAAATGTATCTTGAGAATTTTGCTCAAATGGCAGGAGAAAGAGAAATAATTTCAAAATTTGGTCTTGAGATTAAAGATGAATTTTCTCTTATTGTTTCTAGAAAAAGATTTGAACAAGAATCAGCAAAATTACCACTAATGGATTCTAGACCTGTTCAAATAGAATCTCCTATGATGGGAGATTTGATATATTTTCCTCTTACTAAGGGGTTGTTCGAAATAAAATATGTAGATAATAAGCACATATTTTATCAACAAGGTAAACTATACACATATAAAGTGGATTGTGAACTATACAAATATTCATATGAAAGATTCAATACAGGAGTTGATGACGTTGATTCTATTGAGAAAAATCTGACTAAAGGTAT